GTTAGGGTGACAAGTCACGAACGCCGCCGATCATTAGCGGTCAGTGCTTTGTTAGGTATTGCCTAGCACTACAAAGCCTATGCTAGGGTCCCGTTCGGGTTCGCCTACACTGACGGCTATGTCTCTTGCATACTAGGCAGTGGTTAGTGTTCAGTTAGGTGCATGCTAGGCTAGGTCGGTTGAGTAGGGTGTCCCCTACTGCCAACCTAACGCCTACCGTTCGCCGGTAGGGACGCACTACACCTTCCCGAACACTAGGCTAACCTAGCGTCCGTCGTGTACTTTGAATTGTTGCCCCTAGGATGTTTCAACCCTAGGGGTGATCCTTTGATCGAGCGGCCCGTGCCGTCCGTCCGTCAATCGGTTTCCCGCTTGACAAGGAACATCAAAGCAAACATCGGCCGCCTTGTCAATGGTTGTGCAATTGAATTGTCGAAGATTTCCGTCGATTCGCTGTAAACCCTTGCAATTGCAGGGGTTACATCACGCAAAAAAGTTATCCACATATACCTTACAAGACCCGAAAACCGGCTCTCGGATTGTTCAATTCTTATAAGATGTTACATCGTTTCGGCCCTGTTTGTAACATCTTTCGGATATTACATCGGGCATTCTGGAAAACGGCAGGTTCCCCCAAATGTAATATCATGTAATATAACATCATGTAACATTAGATAATGTAATATAACATCATGTAACATCATCAATGTAATATTAGAACGATGTTATATTAGGTCGAGGACGCGCTGGCGTGATGTAATATTAGAACGATGTTATATTAGGTTCCTAAGATCCTGGCGATCTAACATTCACACCGGCGGGGATGGGGTACCCGGGGGATTCGCACGGGCGCGTTCAGTTCAGCCCCTCGTCTAAATTTGCGACCCCTAGTCGATTGTCTGTTGGCATCCGAAGGAGTTGCCTTTAAAATGCCCGCAGTTGGCTTTAAAGGTATCCAGGAGCCATTTCAAGCGTCTAGGGGTACATCGACCTAGGTCAGGACTTAGAACGCCTATAAACGAATCGTAGGGCATTTCGAGTTTCGGTATGGTTAACCCTAAGTGTCTTTTGATGAGTACATAAGGTATTTAGTTACTACTTGTTATAACACCTAAATATCTAATACATGTAGTATATACTATATAGTATATATAATATAGATAAAGAATACCCATTTAGAGTTATCTAAATGGGTATCCCGTTTACCACTTCATGCGTTTCCGCATGGTCTTCCAATTGTCAAGAACCTTAGATTTATTGTCTTTAGGTTTTGTATTGTATTTCTTTATTACATTGAAGTTACTGGAATCAGCAAACATACATCTAGAGTTCGTAAGACCTAAGGTAGAACCTGAGATCCATTCTTCATAAGCTTTGCGTTTGCGTTCCATCGCCATCTCTTCAGCCTTGGACTCCCAGCTTACTGCAGGCAGATCCACCGCAAGAGCTGCAATGGCTCCCGCTAAGGCATCAATGCGGTCATCATGCCTGAGAGAACTACGGTTGTAGGTGATATGAGTGATTTGTTTAGTAAGTACTTCGTCCTTGGCGACTCTGGGATCTAGGACTATTCTGTGAGATCCCAATACAGGTAGCAAGGTATCAATGATTCTCTTTTCTTTTTGTGTATTACCACTAGGAGTATCAGTGATCTCAGTAGGTCCGTTGATATCGCCCATAACAGGAGCGAGCAATTTAGAGAACATACCTTTACCGTAGTTCTCCTCAACGACCACCCTGCAGATCTCATATTCAGCACAACGCTCGGCCAACGTCTGCAGGTTCCTCGTTGAGTGTCCACCTACAAGACCGCCGCTCTCAAGAACGTAAATCGTACCAGCGCGAATTTTAGCGATGCAGTATCCTAGTTCATCTCCTGATACTGTGCCACCACCACTAGGGTCTACAAACATAACACCTGTGTCATACTGGTCCCAACTGTCTTTATCAACCATGATAGGATGATAGAATCTGTCGTTACCAAAGCCTACAGAGGGTATATCCTGCACGGGTTCACTGGTTCCCCAGACGACTCGTGCAGGAGCAATATCTCTGTGTGTATCCATAACCACGAAGTCTCTCAACTTCAGTGGGTACTTGTCCTTGTCTGCCAACCTAGGGTCACACTGCATTTGCATTGCAAACCTGGATGGACCGTACTTGGCTTCTTTCTCAAGCAGGTATTCCTCGGAGAATCTCTGAGGCAACGTAGGTTGACCCGGTAACTTATCGCCCTTTGCTACGGGTTCCAAGATCACAGGAGACACCCACCTTGCTTCGTCTTCATCAAGGTGATTCACATACCTACTAGGCCAACGCCTGGGTTCATACCCTCGCCTTTCGAGATTGATGTACACCGAGTCTGTACTCTGTGGTGTATTCAGGAATACCAACTCTCCGCCAGGATTCAGGATATCTTCCAGTTCGAAGATCTGTCGTAACAGCCATTCCCGTTTCTCGACGGTATCTGAGTTCTCAGGTGTCTCAATATCGTCACAAATAATCAACGGGGCGTGATGGCCTGTCTTACTTGTGCCGATACCGCAGGACCACACCGTGGGATCTTTCTGCGGTCTGCTTCTTGCTCGGGACACGAACTGAAAGGCTCCGTCCTTGTCCCACTCACCCGGTCTCAGGTGTTGGCAGATGTCCATCGAGTCCAGCATCTTACGGCTCAGACCAATAAAGTCCTGAGCAAGATTAGCGACACCCGATACAACGATAATTGAGATATCGGGATCTTTGTACAACCTCCAGTTGGCATAGGCCGCCGTGATGTAGGACTTGCCTACGCCACGCATACCTCGTACCTGTCGCTTTGCGGGGCCGTTGGCCAACCAGTCAGCGATGTCGTATTGAATGTAATCAGGCTCAGGCAGACCCATGGCCTGCCAAGCCAGATACAGAAAGTTTCTAAAGTCACCAGTAATTTCAGGAATAATCATAAAGAGGCATTCGATCTTTCGACCGAATGCTCCTGTGTTTACTTGAATGGGAGTTGAGAGGCGATCTCAGCCACTCTAGCTCCCGGAACCATGGGCTGATCAATCATGGCGGTATCCTCGCCAAGCAGACGCAATGCCGCTTGGTACAGGCCAGGGGTACACTTCTCGGGATCGTCAAGATCTCGAATGATGTTACCCACCAACTTCCGCCTCAGGGTGTCGTTCTGTGAACCGTCGAACTTACGCAGACGCATCTGCAGCAACGGCAACATCGACACACACTGATCGTCAGACAACATGTCAATCAATTCATTAACTTCCGGCAACAAGTTTCACCCCAAGTGCAATACATCCTGTGGCAAACATACCAATAGCCACGGACAAGATATGGTTCTTCGTGTTGTTGACCGCCATTTGATTGGTGAGACACTTAACGTCTCTGGTCAACTCCTCAAGGGTATGCACCACCCACTTACGATGTGATTCCCAACTGTCAGGCCCCTGTTCCATCTTTGCCTCCGGTCTTGCTGAACGAGCGATTAAGACCGGGTACTGCGGACCTGAGCGCGGCAATGCCTTCATTGACCTTGCCTTCTTTGATCAACTTCACGGGACCGTCATACTTGGCGTAGAACCAATTGCTGACAACCATGATGCCCTTGGAGACAAATCCAAGAACGGACTTGACCAATGTATCCAGACCGAACCGCCAACCGACAATGACCACAAGAGCCAGCGTCAACAGGGTAACGACCTTACGGATACCTGAACCCAGGGATTCCCAGAACCCGACGACATCTTGCACATTGTTAGCCGCCTTGCCAACCTCCTTGGCGGATACCGTAACCTCCTTGGTAACCCCAAGAATGGCATCCGTAGATTGCTTGGCCGCCTGCACGTCCACCAGAATGTCCGCATTTGCCTTTAGAGACGTTTTGAGCGATTCCTGGACCTGGGGGCTACCCACGGCAGGGGTCACCAGCAGAACGCTGCTAATGGCATTGTAGGCCGTCTGGGACGATTCCTCGATCTTGTCCAACTTCACAGACACATTGGTAGCTTGCTCTTTGGCCTGCACCATAGCCTGCTGAATGTTATCGGACTCCTTGTAAAGCGAGTTCTGATACTTGCCGACCGAGGATGACTTACAGCCAACCGCAATAACGGCAAGGACAATACACAGAATATTTACAAATTTATTCATATTACCTTTCTATCAGATGGCAATAGGATTGCCGCCACGACTGGCCAAGATTTGAATAGCTCCAGGATTGTTTCCATCAACAGTGCCGGATACTTGACTGTAGTTTCTAAATACCATTGTTTTATATCTAGTAGCAACATCACTATCCATATGTCGAATTATAACCCAAACTCGGTATGATCCACCTTGTTCAATGTATAATGATCCTTTAGGATATGTCCAAGTCCAGCTACCGCTATCTGGATAAGCAATAGCTACCTGTCCGGGATTACTGCTACTTGCATTCTTTTTACCGATTTGTATTGGTTCATCAAAATAATATTGACGTACTTTAATTCCTGGAGCATCGGTAATGGTGACAGGACTTTCATTTACCACATCGTAAGTTTCAAATCCATTGCATTCTTCAAGAATAAGTTTATCAAATATATAGTAATATTGAGTTGAAGAAAGTTCAACAACTAGGTTTTGTTGGTTAGGAACATTTGCTGCACCTTGTTTTTTAGCAAAGACACCTGCAAGAATCAAACGAATAGATCTCGGAAAGAATCCAAGTTTTGCCAAACAGTTGCTGTCATCTAAAATCGGCTGCGTTTGATCGAACTCAACCAAACGAGGAACAGTACCAGCAACACTGTCGTTAAGATTTGAGCCAGTCGATGTTCTCGAACCGCCGGATGCGGTGGTTTGATTTGTGTTAAAGTAATAATCAGGAGCAGCACCTGAGCCGTTCGGAGGTTCTCCGTATCGAATTCTATTTGTAATTGACGGCAAACTGGTGTTAATAATGCTGCTGATTTGTCCGTAGTTAACAGCATCAGTACTAGAAGTTCCTGCTTGAACATTGATAATCTTTTGATTATTCATGTTCACACTAAGCGTAGGAACTGCCATCAGATCGAGTCTGTTAGTACGAACTGAAGCATTAAAGCCTCGAATAAAACTAGCATCAATAAGATCAAGTCTTACTGATCCATCTTGATTAATAACAATAAGATTGCCTGCTTCTGCGGGCCAGACCGTGCTGTTGGCTGAGTTATCGTACCGTCGATACTCATCGCCGACAAAGTTCAAATGTTTCTTTTTGATTGCGTTGTTTGCAATCTCATCTGATCCGACACTTCCAAGTTCAGCTTGAACTGCGACTGTTCCAATAAGTTGTCGAACACAAATAGATGATCCAAGCGGAGGTGCAGATGTGAATGTCAACATCTTACTTGTTCCGGTATAGGAATATCTAAACGATGTGCCTTCAAGTCTGTGCCATGTTACTGACAAAGTAATTGTTTGCGTGGTCTCCCAAGATTCAATTTCATCATAGCATTCTTGATATGTACCATAGAATGTTGAAACAGGAGGATTTTGTCCATCACTAGCGGTAACATTAAGTTTGTAGATAACAACAATGCCGGGATAGTTGGCACTGTTTGCACCCAAAATAGCTTCTACTGCTGTCTTTTGACTGGTCAATGGCGCAAGCCAAAATGGATTTTGTGGCATAAATATTCTCTCAATTAGGGCGTATAAATTGTATCACCCGTAGATGCTGTGACGGTATTAGCCGCAATCGCACCGTCTTGCAGGGCGGCTGTGGCTCGTTCCAAAAGTTGACTAAATGGTACACCTTCACCTGGATCAGTGTCACACGGACAAAGTGTAAGACCGTCAATGCTGACAAACAGATTGTTTGCGGTTGTTGACGATGGCGCACCGTTCAAATAGAAATCTACTTGAGATCCGGTTCCATCAAAGCACCACTGATTTGTCGTGGTAACGGTGGCGGTATCAAGTCCGGCAATCAGATTGTTTACTTGATCCAAGGTTGTCCAACCAGATCCTTCAACAGCCGGACCGCAGTTGATACTGGAAATGTTTTCGCCATCCCATCGAGTTTCGGATGGAGTTTTTCTTAATGCTGTATTTGATTCATCAATCGCTTCTTGAGCGATAAACAAAAGTTGATCGCCTTCGAGATCAAGATCGCTTTCGTCAATACCTGCGTTATTAGTCCAATCGACGTAACGATCATCTTTCTTAGTATCTCGTTCGATTGCAACAATATCTCCAGCAGCCATAGCATTGGCAACGAATCCAATAATTGTGATTGTATTCGTTGTGGTGTTAATGGTATAGTCTGTAAGATACGTCAACAACTGTGAGTTCAAATAAACCTTAAGCTGCTGCTCTTCAGGGTCGGCTCCTGCCCCAAGCATTTGAATATTAGAATATACAAATTGCTTTGCTCCTGATTGCCAAACATATTTAATTCTACTGTAAGCCATACTAAAGTCTCCATAAATGGTAACGGGAAAAGATCCCCCAGTAATGTCTTACTGAGGGATCGGAAGCGCAATATCGTTGTCAGTTCGCAGGCTGCAATTCGTTATTTTGTTTACCTACAAACCATTGTGCTGGTCCACCCCATCCTGTAACTTCTCCGACAGACTTCATCCACCAGGAATTGGCAATAGGAGTGAAAGATTCAATCCTATTTGCATCTTTCTCTGAGATTTCTTTATCATCAGAGAATGCTGCCTTTGTCATGTTAGCAATTGATCTAATCAATGCAGTTGTCTGAGAAATCGGATACAGTGAACTTGCCTGTGTGCTTGCGTTACTAGAACCTGAAATCTGATCAAACACAAACATAGGAAGAATATTTGATGTACCGAATACGTTAGATCGTCCGATTGCAAGCATTACTGCCGCAGCGGGGTCTTCTTCCAAGTCCTCAAGAATGTCCTCCAATGGTTCATTGTGATACATTGTACGAAGAGAAATGTTATACAACATTTCACCAACAAGTCCGATAGATACCAGGAAGAGTGCATATGTCAGTTTCTCGTTTGCAAGATGATTCAGCATGATGTTGTTGAACCACGACCGAGCAAACGAAGTAAACATATTCTTCAGTTTGGTTGCGGGATCAAGACCACCAGCGGGAATGTTAACATCCTGTACACCAGGCACAGTGACGTGTTTAGTCAATTCAGTTTCTTTATGAGCAAGAACACGCTCAACGGTGTCTCGGTATTTAGGATTCTTAAGAATTGCATTCTCAAGAATACCGTAATCCAAGGCTCCATTTTCTTTATCAAGCAGACGGCCACCTGCTGCCTTGTCAATCTCTTCTAGTTCTCGAATCGTCTTAGGATCAAGCAGACCAGATTGATTCAGTGTAGCGGCATATGTTGCATCTTCTCCGAAGCCTGCATCGTAAGCCATCTTTCTGAACACCTTTTCTGGTTCAGTTTCCGCTGCCCAGTTATGTTTTTGCATAACTTCTGACAACTTCTTAATTCTGTCCCAGTTACGAATAACTCGAACACTTGCTGAGTGAACGGCAATTCCTGAGATAAACCCTTGCAACAGATCTTCACCAGCTAGACCGCTTGATGCATGATGCAAGAATGCGGCAACTGATTTGGTCTTATTCATTGCACCTGTCGATCCAGCAACAACTCTAGCCGGATTTACAAATGTCTTGTCAAGCCAGTTTCTGTTGATGTGGGTCGCATTTACGGCACTCTGAAGAGTATGTGGCATATGGTTTCGCATCCATATGTATCCTGCCATAATGCCTTTTAATTGATCCTTGGTTGCTCCTGTAAGGATATCCTTTACAATTCGAGCTAGACCTTGCGGTCCGTCCCTAGAGATTACACTAGCCAACAGCATCGGCAATTCAGTTACAGTTCCTGCAAGCGCACTTCTTGCTGATACAGGAACACGGGCAATGCTAGAGGCGATGTCAACAATATCGTCAGTAATGCCTTGCTTTCTTGTGATATCGCTTACAAAGGATTCACGCAAAGCATTGACTTGGTTTGTCAGATACTTGAACGATTCTCCAATCTTCTCTCGGTCAAAGTCAGTCAACTTAGTGTTTGACAACAAGAAGTTTTCAACACCTGACAACAAGTTCTTGATGTCAATATCTCTACGAGATACACCAAGCAACTGTTGAACAAACAAATTTGTTCCTTCTTTTTCTGAGATACGATAGGCAGTACCGCTTGCATACTGAGACAAACCTTCTCCGATACGCCAGTCAACATACTGTGCTACCTCAGGATCAAACCACACACCAACTTCGAGTGATCGAGTCAAAGTTGTATCCGCTTTGACCAAAGCCAAATCGGTGTCAGCCTTTGTTTCAACCATTCCAAGTTTGTTTCGTGCGGCTAACAAAGCTTCACGACGAAGACCTCGGTTATAGATTCCTAATGAATCAGTAGCTGTATCACTGAGAGCTGACAAGTACAATGCCTTATCCGCTGCGTCAAGATCGGCAAACTTTTCAGGAACCTTACCGTACTTGGCCATAAAGCCTGTAGGATCGTACAAACCTGTGGTAGTGTTGAAGGTGTAGAACTGAGGAATTTCAAACACAGTCTTTCTGTGCAACGAGGAATCAGGCTGTGTAAACTTCTTGAGGAAGTATTTATAGAATGCTTCACTCAATCCCACCAGATCTCGGCGATCAGCTCTGATCGTAAAGGTTCCTGAGTAAGCATCGAGTGTTCCTCGGAAGTAACCTGAGGCCAGACCTCTTTGTTCAAATTCTTTGAACAGAACGGACAATGTGTTTGC